GGCCGGGATCCAGCTTCCTTCCCACCGCACAGGCTGACGCAAAGCTTGATCCCGGCCTTCGCCGGGATGACGCCAGTACTGTGGTGGCACCGTTTCGCGTTCATCTCACACCGGCTCCGTCGCCGCCCTGAACCTCAAATTCGCGCCATATGTCTCGCCCTGCCGGGTGACGCTCCAGAAGGTCAGCCGCAAATTCACCAGCCTGTGCCCTGCCAGGCTCAACCCTGCGCCATCCAGCACCGTCTCGATCTCATCCAGCACCTGCTGCGCCAGCCTGCGGCTGCGGCTGTTGGTCTTCACTGACAGCGCCACGAAATGCTCATGCGCCTTCTGGTCCGCCACACTCCAGTCACGCGTCTCGATGGCCTCGAACAGCACGAAGGGCGGCCTCGCACCGCGCGGCAGTTCCTCATGTACATGAGCGCCGCCCAGCAGCAGCCTGAGTGGCGCATGCGCCAGCAGTGCCGCCCGCATCGCCTCCTGAAGCGCAAGGGACGGGCTGCTCACAACCGCACCTCGCGGAACAGTGCCAGCAGCGCATCGAGGCTCACCGGCAGCGGCGGCGGCGTCTCGTCACCGCGATGGTGGTACCAATGCGCCACCAGCATCAGCACTGCCTGGCGCAGCGGCGGCGGCACGCTCTCCGCCGCCGTGCCAAATCCCGCCTGCACCCTGATGCCGATGCCGTTCAGCCGGCGCCCCGGCCGCGGCCACTGGCGTGACCCGCGCAGCATGATGCGCGCGGGCCGGGAGGCGAGGTCCACCACGTAATGCGCCGGATCAACCGGCGCCTTCTGGTCATCCTCGCCGAACACCGCCAGCTCATCGACCACCCGCACCGGCCAGAGCGGAATGCCGACAGCACCATCCTCCGGCCAGCCGTCGCGGAAGCATGTCCACGCCTGCGCCATCAGCAATAGCCCGCTGCGCGCCTCCACCACGCGCCGCGCCGCCGCGATAAGCCCGGCGATCAGCGTATCTTCATCCGCATGCGCAATGCGCAAATGCGCCTTCGCCTCGGCAAGCGAGACGGGCTCCGCCACGGGCGGAGTAACCAAAATCGATGGCATGTGACTATCCCGGTTGGAAGAAGGCCAGGCGGCGGAGCTGCTCCGCCGCCCGTAATCCTCACGACACGCCAAAGCGCATCAGCTTGATCGCCTCGAAATTCTGCACGCCACCGCCCACACGCTTCGTGGTGTAGAACAGCACATAGGGCTTGGCCGAATAGGGGTCGCGCAGCACCCGAACGCCCACGCGGTCGACAACGAGATAGCCCTGCCCGAAATCGCCGAAGGCCAGCCCGAAGCTGTCGGTGGCGATGTCCGGCATCGCCTCGGACTCGGACACGGCAAAGCCCATCAGCGTCGCGCGCCCGTCGGGCCTTGCCGCGGGCTCCCACATATAGTTGCCGGTTGTGTCCTTGATCTTGCGGATGGCGCTCTGCGTCCTGCGGTTCATCACCCACACGGCATTCTGCCGGTGCCCGGCCTTCAACGAATAGACCAGGTCGAACAGCCGGTCAGACGGGTTGCTGGCCGCGAAGTTGCCAGCCACGCCTGTGGGCAGATAGCCGATATTGCCCCAGCTCCAGCTCGCATCCGTCACCTTGGTATAGTCGAGGAAGCCCTTGGGCCGGTTCACGCCATTGCCGTTGACGAAGGCAGCCCCCTCCTGCTCGGCGAAGGCCAGCTGCACTTCTTCCGCGATCCACTGGTCGATGTTCACCGCCGCATCATCGAGGAGAGACTGCGTGGCCGACGGCATGGCATAAAGCTCCATGGTCGGGAACTGGATCTCGGCCAAGGCCGGCGTCGCCGTCTCGGGGCGCGCTGCCGTCTCGCCCACCCAGCCCGTGGCAAAGCCCGCCACGTTGAAGGGCTTGCGATAGCTCGGCGCCGACACCTGCCGCACACTCGAAATGGCGCGGATCGGCGAGAAGTTCGAAACCCGCCTGCCGATCTCCGTTTCAATCTCCGGCGGCACCAGGAAGCCGCCATCCGGGTTGGACGACACAGAGAAGGCCTTGGCCTCCAGCCCCGTCAGCCCCTGCGCCTCGCCCTTCCTCACATAGCTCTCGAAAGCCTGCTTGTGCTCGCGTGAGGAAGGCTGCTGCTCCTCATGGCCTGAGAGCTGCGGGCGCCTGGCCTTCAGCGTCAGCTCGTCAAGTCTCGCCTTCGCCTCATCCACCGCGCGGTTGATGCGCTCCACCTTCTCGGTGGTCACCACATCCGCCCCCATGCGCGCCTCGATCTGCGAAAGGCGCTCATCATTGGCCTCCTTGAAAGCCTCGAACGCCTGCATCATGTCGCCAAAGGCGACCTTCGTTTCCAGTCCACCGTCCATTACGCAACGACCCTTTCTGATGTTGAAACAAACGACACCCGCGCTCCCATGAGCATCGGGAAAGTCACAAGCGAGATCTCCCAGAGGTCGATCTCGGTGAGGAGCCGCGACGCGGTGGCCTTGTCGCGCCGCGCCTTCAGCGTCTTGAAGCCGATCGACAGCCCGTCGAGCCCGCGCGATTCCAGCAGCGAGAACAATTCCCGCGCCCGCTGCACATTGCGGTCCAGCCTGCCCGTCACATGCAGGCCCCGCGCCGTCTCGCGCATGTCGATCCAGGTGCCCACGGGTTCTGCCGCATCATGCTGGAACAGCATCCGCACATCGCGGTATCCCCGCCGCTTCAGCGAGGCCGTGAAGGCGCCGGGCATCACCACGTCGCCCGACTGGTCCCGCTCGCCGAACAGGCTCGCATAGCCAATGAACACCCCCGAACCGGAGCAGGCACACAAGGGCCGCCCCAGCCGGCTTTTTTCCCGGCGGGTTTGCATGGTCGCATTCTCCATTGTTTTTATTCCGTCACCCCGGCGAAGGCCGGGGTCCAGCTTCGGACGCCCACAGGGAAGCTGGATCCCGGCCTTCGCCGGGATGACGGCTCAGGGGCGGCGCGCCCCATACCCCACAGCGGCGCGCTTCTCGTCTTCCGTCAGGAACGCCGCAGCCCCCACCCGCGCCCACAGCGCCTCGCGGTCAGCGGCCAGTGCCTCCACCTGGTCCAGGTCATGCGCAAGGCGATAACGGCCCTGCCCCAGAAACCCCGTCATCGCCTCAGCCATCCGGCTCGCCAGCGGCAGCACCGTCTGCCGCCAGAAGCTGCGGTTGGCTTCCATGTAGTTGGCGAATGTATTGTCGCCGGGAATTCCCAGCAGCATGGGCGGCACGCCGAAGGCCAGTGCGATCTCGCGCGCCGCGCCATCCTTGGCCGAGATGAACTCCATGTCCTTCGGGCTGTAGCCCATCTGCTTCCAGTCGAGCCCGCCTTCCAGCACCATGGGCCGCCCGGCATTGGCGGAGCCCTGGTAACTTTGTTCCAGTTCGATCTTCAGCCGCTCGAACTGCTCGGCCGTCAATTGCCCGTCACCCGCCGCATAGACCAGCGCGCCAGAAGGCCGCGCCGAATTGTCCAGCATTGCCTTGTTCCAGGCGGAAGCCGCATTGTGCGTATCGATCGCGCGCTGTGCCGCCTCCAGCGGCGACATGCCGTAATGATCATTGAGCGGGTTGAACAGCTTCAGATGCAGCACGGTCTCGCGCGGCAACCGAACCGATTGTCCGTTGACGGAATATTCAAACGCCTCCGCCCAGCCATTGGAGGAGGCAACCGCCTTCATCCGGTCCGGCCGCAGCGCATGAAGCTCGCGCGTGGTCCCGTCGATCTCGGCTTTCTCCACATAGGCATTGCCCGCCACCAGCAGGAAGCCATAAAGCTGCTCGGCGAATTCGCGCCCCGGCTGCCCGGGGTTCGGCTGCCGCAAAAGCTGAAGCAGCTGATGATTGCTCACCTCGCTGTCGCCTTCATACAGCAGCCACGGCAGCGACCCCGCGGCTTCCGCAATCATCCGCACCGCGCGATAGCCGATGGCGTTTCCGGCAAACCCCTCCTTGGCGAGGGCCGCATAATTCCGCGGCGTCCACTGCGCCCGCCCCGCCGTGTGGAGCGCAATCAGTGGCGCTGTGGCCGAGCGCTTGGTCTCGGCCGCAATTATCCGCTTCAGTCTCTCAAACATGCAGACCTCACCAACTAACAACCGTCATCCCGGCGAAGGCCGGGATCCAGCTTCTTCTTTCCGCACATGCTGCCCCAAAGCGGGATCCCGGCCTTCGCCGGGATGACGGCAGGTGAGGCACGGCGTGCAACTAGCGCGCGTTCCGACCAGGTGGAATC